TAATGAAAATAAAGGCCCTGTTATTGTTTTAATCGGAAGAAGAGATACTGGTAAAAGTTTTTTAGTAAGAGATCTTTTGTTTCATAATCAAGACATTCCAATAGGAACGGTAATTTCAGGTACGGAGGCGGGTAATCAATTTTATACTAATCACGTTCCCAAGTTATTTATACATGAAGAATATAACACTGCTATAATTGAAAATATACTTAAAAGGCAAAAAACAGTATTAAAACAAATAAATAAAGAACAAACAAGTTATGGTAGATCTACGATCGACCCAAGAGCTTTTGTAATATTAGATGATTGTTTATTTGATGCATCTTGGACAAAAGATAAGCTTATGAGATTACTATTTATGAATGGTAGACATTGGAAAATTATGTTGGTTATCACAATGCAATATCCATTAGGTATTCCTCCTAATTTACGTACAAATATAGATTATGTTTTTATATTAAGAGAGCCATATATTTCAAATAGAAAAAGAATATATGAAAATTATGCAGGAATGTTTCCAACGTTTGAATCTTTTTGTCAAGTTATGGATCAATGTACAGAAAACTATGAATGCTTAGTTATAAATAATAATTCTAAATCTAATAATTTAACTGAACAAATATTTTGGTATAAGGCAGAGCATAGAAAAGATTTCAGATTAGGATCAAGAGAATTCTGGGAAATGTCAAAAGATCTAAATTCTGATGATGAAGACGATTACTATGATCCGAATAGTTCAAGAAAAAAATCTGGTCCAAAAATTAATGTTAAAAAAACGCGTTGGTAGCATTAATATAATAATTAATATTATATTAATGGTTAAAATAAACGAGTGGTTTTCTGTTGATATTTCAAATAACTATACAATAATAACTTTTGGAAAATCCGTTACAAATAAAGAATTTACAGAATATATGATACATTATGCCAACCTGCTAACTATCAAAAGAAAAATTATTTTTGACTTAAAATTAATAGAAAATATACCTAGCAGACTATTTTTAGAATATATTATTTTTATGAATAAAATGAAACCTATACATAAAAAAAATATGGAAGTGTTTTATCTTGTTTTTGATGAGAATTCGTACATCAAAAATCTTGTGGAGTTAGCATTTAAAATAGTTAAACCTGTATCACCATATCATATTATCAATCACGTCGATGAAATTATATAGGTTCACCTGGCTTAACATAATCTATAAACTCACCTAATGGAATATCATCCGATTTCTCTTCTGGAATTAGTTTGTATAAAACTAAATTACTTATATTAATAACTTGTGCTTGTGCATCTAATTTATCCATAGCAAGTTTAGTTGCTTTATCAACATTTTTTTCCCCATATTTTTTTAAAAGCTTGTCTTTTTCCTTATCATCTTTTGATAATATTTTTTTATTTTCTTCTTTATCTTTTTCACTAACGTCTTTTTCTTTTGCAGCTTTTATGGCCTCTTCAACCCATTTATCAGATGCAATTAACTCATCAACTTTTTTAACATCTTTTAACTTACCTGATTCTAATTCACCTGCTTTTTTTTTTAAAATTTTCGTAATTTTTTCTTTTTCTTCTTGTACCAATTCGTTGTTGGTAATCTTTATTTTCTCATAGCCTGTTATTTTAAAACTATCATTTTCGTTAGGTTTTATATCATCAAATATTTTTGTGTATTTATCTTTTAGTGATTTTATTGTATTTTTATATTCTTCATAATCTTTATCATCACCAATTAAATTTTTTTCTATACGTGTTATTTTTGAACTATACTCTTTACTAAAAGCTCCGACAAACTGAGCACGTATTTCTATAAATCTACCTAAAAGTTTTTCGACAACGCTTTTATATTGCGCGAAGCCCTGTTCACTTTCTGTTTTTTCGCGATTTGAAGTCAAAGAAGTATTTGGACCCGCTAAAATAATTCTTTTAATAAATTCTCTTTCTATTTTTGGTATATCAGGATCTCCTGGTTTCAATATATATATTAACGCGTCTAGGTCGTCGGGAATGCCAGCTTCGTTTCCTGTTGTCTTTGGCCCCTTAATAGAAATTAGGTTAGAAAATCGTGATTCATCATAACTACGTAAATTACCTATTTCAAAATCTTTAACAAATAATCTTTTTTCATCAGTACTTTCTTTGTCACTTTCCGATAAATTTAACTTAATTTCGCAAAATTTATATGCGCTATCTGTTAAAATTTTTATATCTTTTTTAGTTAATTTTACTAATTCATCGATATATTTTTTTAAATAATTATTATATAATTCAAGTTTCTGAGCTTCCTTACTTTTTTCATTTTTTTTATCAAGTTTTTTATAAGCAGAGTTAACTTTCGTATATATTTCATCTAATTTTATTAATTCGTCTCCATAATATTGGAGCTGGTTTAGTTTATCTAACTCTGACATTTCGGGATTAAACTCTCCACCATACTGAGTCATTTTCAAAGATTTATTTTTATATTTTTTTACATTTCTTTTAAAACTTCTATTCATTATATATTAAATATATTATTTAATTTTTGTCTTTACCTAAAACGATATTATCCCCTTCAAAAAGTTCTGCCTTTACATCATCAACTGAAACATTTTCTTTGCTTTGTAATATATTTTCTTGCGTATTTAATTCATTAACACCTATAAGTTTACCATCCTTTGTTACGCTTTGCGTAAGTTTATTACCTGTTTCTTTTGCCAGCTTGACATTTTCTTCTATGGCTTTTATTTTAGTTTCTTTAACACGTTTATCAAAATAATCTTTTGCTTTTTCTTCATTTTCTTTCTTTTTTCCCATCAATTCATTTAATTCTTCTTCTAAATATTCTACTTTACCTGTTTTATATGCATCTGGTTCCCAAGGCATCCAAAGCCCAACAGGTCCTACATAAACATCAAAATTAGGGTCTATTTCTCTTAGCATTTTAGCTCTTAGTTCTGCTTCACCTTGTGTAGGAAACACACCTCTTACTTTAATACCTCTTGTAGAAGTTTGAAAATTATTTTTTTCATTAAATATATTTTCTAATTTCTCTTCATTTTGATCGACAAATGTTTTATATTCATCAAAGACAGAACCGTTGAGTAATTTGTCTTTTTCTTGTTTACAAAAATCAGTAAGATCGTCAGATAATAATTTAAAATCAAGATCATATTTAAAAGATAAAAAGTTCATAAACTGATTGAATTTTTCTAGACCTTTATTTAATTCCCATGATTTTAGGAATTCTTCAAAATAAAATGCTTCTTTCTTTTCAATAATTTTTTCGGGTGAAACAAAAGATATACAAACGAATTTTTGATTAGCAATAGGTTTGTCTTCCTCTAATAAATCGACGTGTTTATGATGCATCATTTTACTATTAGACATTTACTATATATTTAATAATAATATTTAAGTTTTAATTTAGTAAATTATTTTTTTCTCGATTATAATTATAATGGTCAATGTCAACATGGGAGAATTTGTCAAGAGAGCTGTCAAATACCTTGTCGAAGGTTTAATGATAGCAATTGCTTGCTATATACTACCTAAATCACCAATGAAAGTAGATGAAATTGCATTAATTGCATTAACAGGCGCAGCTACATTCTTAATTTTAGACACATATGTGCCCAGCATTGCTGGAAGTGCACGTTCGGGCGCAGGATTTGGTATTGGTGCCAATTTAGTCGGATTTCCCCGCTAAATTATTTTAATTATTTAGATATATTTTAGAATAAGTATATCTAAATATATGATAATGAAGACTAAAAAAAATTGCTACTTATACAATAAATGTGAAAATGTACCATGCGGAGAGTCAATGAATAAATGCAAACCATCTTATTGTGTACCAATTAGTAGAAAACGCAACATTACAAGTCGCAATTGGTCTTATTGTAACATGGCCAACTGGAAGAATAAGAATTATAAATTTTATAAAAAAAAATGTTTAAGTGAGAAAAACTGTAAATTAAAAAAAAGTAAAAAAACTAATAATACAGTTGATGTTTTGACATTGCATAAAAAGATGCCGTATATTTGGAGATATTTAAAACCAAAAACAAGAAAACATATGGTTAATTTAGCAAATAAAAAAATTAAAGATATAAATATACCATTTACATTATTTCCTGATTTTAAATATGATAAAAGATTTGTTAATAAAAATAAAGGTCTAAAAAAATTAAGAGTTAAATACAAAGATATATAATCATATTGTTTGAATAAATTCCCAACTAAGTTCATTGCATATTTTTTTCCATATTTCATCTTGTTCAATTCTTTTTTCTCTATCTTTTAACATTGGAAAATAAGGCAAAAATTCTTCTTCTTCAAGAAGTTCACAAAGCTTATATATAGTATAATAATAGTTTAAAAAGTTAACTCTATCTCCAGGACAAAATTTAGCATAAGGTCTTTGAATTTCTATAAACAAATTGCATAATCTATCTTCTAATTCAGGAGTCATAATAGGAGGTTTAATACCTAGTTTATCTTTTATAAACGGTATATGTTCATAAAATTTATTGTATCCAAGTTTTTTTAATATATCTTTTGCTTCTTTATTAGTTAATTTGGTAATATCACCTCTTTCTTTTTTAACTTGTAGTTTAATATCTTCAATAATAGATTCCGGTATTTGTGTTGTTTCTTTTGCTTGAAACTGAGCTAATATTTCTCTAAAATGATTTATTCGCTTGTATGCATAAAAGCATACTTCTTTTGGTGGTTCTTTATATGAAGGTTTTTCATTCTCAATCAAATATGTATATTGTTTAGCACAATTAGGATTATTACAAACAACAACACCTTCGTAATCAATAGGTATTAATTCACCTTTTGAACAGTTAGTACAAACATTCTTCGAGTGTATAAAGTTATCTACATCTATAAAGTTGTCATCTAAATTAGAAAAGTATTTATAAATACTATCGTTGTTGTTACTTTCTATATTAGTTTTAGTATTTTTAACAAAAAAGTTGTCAAGTATTTTGGTTTTATTATTACCGAAGGAAACATCTTTTTTACGTTCAAAATAGTCAAATATATATTTTGAATTTTCTAAAAAATACTCTTTTTGTAATTTTTTATATTGTTGGTTCATTTTTTTAAGTTCTTTAATTTTTTCTAGTGTTTCAAATGTTTTTTTTTCTTTTAGTAATTCTTTTAATTCCTCTATTTTTTTTTCATTATTAGG